TGCCTATTACCCAAGACAATCCATGGCAAGTAGATGAGATCTGTAAAAATGTAGAATTAGAATTGGCTGAATTTGCCGGTAAGTTTAGAGTTTATAGTGTACCTAACATTATGAATATTACTTATGGCAGAGGCGTAGGCTATAAAATTGAAGAAGAAGTTTTAGATGAGGAAACACAAAAAATTAGTGCAACCAAAATCAGAGAACAAATGAGAAAGGATGGAGAATTATAACCATCCTGCTTATTCGAGGTACCCACATTTGAAGAATCCTACCGAGGCTGAATATACACCTTGGATAAAATGGTTTGCTTGGAAGCCTGTAACATTACTATCTGGAAAAATAGTGTGGTTACAAAATGTGTACAAAAGAGAAAGGACGGTGCAATGGGTACCTCCTGCTTTCCCTGAAGGATCGTTTGATGGTATTGAATATTCTACTTGGGAAGACATAATGGAAAACAAATTTAAATAAGGAAAACAAAATATGTATCAATTTACAAGTGAAAGTGTCAGCGAAGGACACCCAGATAAAGTTGCTGATTTAATATCAGATCACATAGCACAATGGTTAATCAACCATAATATAAAAAATAGAGCCGCAGTAGAAACATTGGTTACTACAAATAGAGTAGTTGTTGCTGGAGAATATAAAACAGACAGGGAAGAAGATGTAGAAGAGTCGGTTAGAGGTATTATTATAGATACTGTTAAGCAATTAGGATATGAACAAGATGGATTTCATTGGGATAAACTAGAAATAGATTACTTTTTACACGGACAAAGTTCTGATATAGCATTAGGGACAGATTCTTTTGGTGCAGGTGATCAAGGTATTATGTTCGGATATGCAAATAGAGAAACAGAAGAATATATGCCTTTTGCTATATCGTATGCACATAAAATATTACAAGAATTAGCTCTTAGAAGAAAATCTCATGCTCAATATAGGGATATAATTTTACCTGATAGCAAATGTCAATTAACAGTAAACTATGGTGCACCTAATACACCCTTAGATATTAATAATATAGTAGTTAGCACACAACATCATAAAGATGCTACCCAACAACAAGTAGAAGACTTAGTGAGGGAAGTAGTAAAAGATGTTGTTCCCAAAGACTTTTTAACAAGTAATACAAGTTATCAAATAAATCCAACTGGAAGGTTTGTAATAGGCGGTCCAGATGGAGATACTGGACTTACAGGAAGGAAAATAGTAGTTGATACCTATGGCGGTTATGCTCCACATGGCGGCGGCGCATTTTCAGGAAAAGATTTTTCAAAAGTAGATAGATCCGCGGCATATATGTCTAGATGGTTAGCAAAAAATATTGTTCATAAGTACGACTTAGAAGAATGTTTAGTACAATTAAGTTATGTCATAGGAATAGAAGAACCCTCTTCCTTATTAATATATACAAACGGTGAATTAAGATTAGATTTTATCAATATGATTAGAAAAGAAGTTGATCTTACTCCTTTAGGTATTTTAGATACTTTAGGATTAGAGAATGTAATATTACCAGATACTACTAATTATGGACATTTTGGTAAAAAACCAACTGGTAATAGTTTAATACCATGGGAAGATTTTACATTATGAATTTAAAAGATATTATTAGAACAGTACCTGATTTTCCTATAAAAGGAATACAGTTTAGGGACATTACAAGCCTATTAGAACACCCAGAAGCCTTCAATAAAGCATTAATAGATTTAACTGATAGTTGTATGCAATTTAAAGCAACAAAACTGGTAGCAATAGAAAGCAGAGGATTTATATTTGGTTCTCCTATTGCTAGAGATGTGGAACTGCCACTAATACTAGCAAGAAAACCAGGCAAATTACCTAACCCTACATATCAAAGAAATTATAACCTGGAGTATGGAGAAGCAACCTTACATATACAACGAAATTCAGATTTAAATAAAGACGATAAAATTGTAATTATAGATGATTTAATTGCTACAGGCGGAACAGCAAAGGCATTAGCAAGTTTAATAGCACAATGCTGGAACGTACCTAAAGAAAATATATTAGTTTTGGCTGTAATAGACTTGCCCGATTTAGGTGGAAGTGCTATAATAGAGGATAGTGGATTTAATGTTAAAACACTAATAGAGTTTAATGGAGAATGAAGCAGTTAGTTATAGCAAATTATAGATCAGGAGGGTTTTCTCTCCATGATAAACTTCTGAAAGAAAGAGACTGCTATACTTTTAAAGAAATATTTTTTAATCCTAATGATGTTTCAGACAATCTTAACGAGTTTAATAATAAAGAGGACTGTATAGCAAAACTATGTCCTACTCAATTAAAAACAAACGATAGAAAAATATTAACTACTTGTTATGAGTTATGTGAAATGGCAGATAATATTGTTTATATGCAAAGACAGAATACAACTGAACAGGTTATAAGTTTCACAGTTGCAAACTTACAATTTTCTCAAAGTAATATAACACCTTGGTTATCTAATAGAGAGCCTTATGATGCTCAACTTACAGATGAAAAATTAGATAAGTCTTTTAATCAACTAAACAGAAATCATTTGTTTATAAAAGAATTGTATAAAAGGTATAAAGGAAAAGTATACACACTCGAAAAAGACTTTAAATATGAGCCATATCCTAATAAGTATGCATATAAGGGAAATTGGAAAGTACCTTATGATTTTGAAATGTTAGGAGATAATGATGCCTAAGAAACCAGCATTACCGTTAAAAGATGTAATGTCTGCTATTGACAAAAAGGACAGAAACTTTTATAATAACTTAACAGACGAACAAAGAAAGGCTTTTAGCGCCTGGATGATGATGAGATATTGTAGTAGTGTGCAAGGAAGAGATGCCGCAAACTATATTTATATGACTAATGAATTACTTAATAGGTATCATAAGGTTGAATATAAAGTCCCACAACACCCTGAGTTACAATGGTTACTATTTACAGCATGTGGTGTAGGTAAAATACAATTTCATCCTTACTTAAAACCGCCTAATGCTAGGAAGAAAAATAATAAAGTATTTGATTTTGTTTATAGCATTTACCCTCATATGAAAGCAGAAGATATTAATAATTTTATTGAAATAAACACAAAGGAAGAACTAAAACAATTAGCAGAAGCACACGGATACGATGACAAATCAATCAAAGACATCTTCGGAAAATAACACCTGTAAATGGTGTGAAAAAACATTTATGAGTGAACGAACTCTGAGTGCCCACATGTGTGTAAAGAAAAGGCGCATGGCTGATAAAGATCTTACACATACTAGACTAGGCTATAGAGTGTTTCAAATGTTTTATGAACTTAATACAACATCAACAAAGCCAAAGACATATGAAGATTTCGTTAAAAGTCAATACTATGAAGGATTTGTAAAGTTTGGTAGAAGTTGCGTTACTAATGAATATCTAAATCCAGAAAAGTTTGCAGAATGGTTAATCAAAAATGGTAAAAAACTTGCAGACTGGAGTAAAGATAGTTTATATGATGAGTATTTACTAGTATATGTAAAGAAAGAACCCGGTATGAAAGCATTAGAACGAACAATAATGTATTTAGATACCTGGGCTAAGGAAAATAACAAGCCTTGGCAAAACTATTTTAAAGATGTAACCGCCCCCAGAGCAGTACACGATATTAGAAGTGCAAAGATATCTCCCTGGATGATTTATCTTTGCAATTCTGGTGATGAATTACTAGTAAAATTTAGTGATGAGCAAGTAAAGATGATTGAGCATATTATTGATGCAACCTTTTGGATGAAACAATTTGCAAATAATAAAGAAGAAGTAATAGAAGTTAAAAATGCATGTGAGATTGCAGGTATATAGGAGATATAATGAAAGAGTTAATTGAAAAGACATCACAGTGGCACCATGATAGGAACCTAATTGATGGAGCAACTAGTAAAGATCAAGTATTAAAATTAATACAAGAAGTTGGAGAACTATCAGATAGTGTATGTAAAGGAGAAGATGTTAAGGATGACATTGGAGATTGCCTAGTAATATTAATTAATATTGCAGAACGTGAAGGCACTACATTAGAAGAATGTTTAGGTGTTGCTTACGAAGATATAAAAGATCGCAAAGGCAAAATGGTTGACGGAATATTTGTAAAAGAAGAATGAAAAAGAAAGAAGAAATGTTAGTAATCACAATGGAAGAATGTGGTGAACTAATACAAGCATGTAGCAAGATGATACGTTTTGATGAACCCTGCGATACAAAGCAGTTACAAGAAGAAATAGGTGACGTTATGTGTATGATAGAAATACTCAAAGATGGTGGACTTGTGACAGACGAACAAATACAAAAACGTATGGCAATTAAAAAAGAAAAACTAATGAAGTGGAGTTTATTGTTCCGTGAAGATTGATTTTGATGTAGACATTGATATGGCTAACCGAGATGACTTTTTAAAGTTACTCAAGCACACGCCTGCAAGTATTGAAAAGGATGGTAAATTTACTAAACACAATACTGGTGTCTACTTTCAGAACATTCCTAAGTTTCCATTAGAAGGTTACAGTACAATAGATCACAAACAAGCAGAAGATGAAGGTTGGTTTAAATTAGATGTATTAAACAATCACATATACGAAGATATAATAGATGAAACACATTTAGATAAGTTAGTTGCAACCGAACCCATGTGGGAACTGTTTGAACATAAAGAAATAGTTGAACAATTATTTCATATAAGTAATCACTTTGATATAGTTAAACAACATGTGCCTACATCTATAGAACAATTAGCAATGATATTAGCAATGATTAGACCAGGTAAACGTCACTTGGTGGGAAAGAGCTGGAAGGAAATTGAAAGTAATGTTTGGGTAAAACCTAATGACAATACATACTTTTTTAAGAAGTCACATAGTTATGGTTATGCTTTAGCAATAATCGTACAATTAAATACAATAATTGAGAAACTTAATCAACCTTCCTAACTAATTGAATCCCTCTTCTTTTTATACGTTTCTTTATAAGATTTTGTAGAGAAGTAGTAGTTCCAAATAATATCTCTATATCTTTCATAACAAATGTTCTTAAAGCAGATTTGAAAGTTTTCATTTCGTGAAATAAAAATATATCTATTGGTAGTTGCCTATTAGATTCCCACCACCAAGTATCTCCTAATTCTAAAAACAATTTTTTAAGTTCTTGATTAGGTATTTTTTCTAGATCATAGAAAGTTAATATGCTATTATCATGGTTGATAACGATACCTATGTATTCATAATCTCCATACTTGATGCCGGTTAAGAACGGATACCGTTCTTCTGTTTGTTTGATAAGTTCTTTTTTCTCCACAAAAGTATTTATAACTTATTATGATAAATAGTACAATATAAAGAGTTTATTATGAGCCAAAGCGACCACAAATTATACTTATATGATAATAATATCGACCTAGTAATTGGTACGGATGGCCTATACGTGGATAACAGACCTATGAATAACAGAAAATTAATAGCCCATAAAGGCTTAACAAACGAATTAATATTTAGTATTAGAAATAGAGATAGAAAACTACAAAATGTTTTTAGTGATACTTTAAGTGCATATCTTATAAATCCTACAACTAAAAGACGACTGTTCTATAAACTTTTAGAGCATACTAGCAATGTAGGTCAAGTAAAATTAGTCTTAGATGAAGGCGATTTAAGAAATGTTACAGCAGGATTGTATAGAATTTATGTTGCAAAGCAGGATGTTTCAGGAATAGATAAACCAGTATACTCAGATCAAAATAATGGATTAGTTTTTGACATACAGATTACAGAACAAATAGATCAATCACCGACTCCTACTCAAAGTGCTAATACATTTTTACAAGTAGCATCTACAAATGATGGCGATTCGGCAAATGTATTTACAACTAGTGCATTTTCTGGTAATCAAGACAGAAACTTTCCTAACGCATTACATAGTTTAGCCATATATCCAGAAGGGTATACTGGTAATATAGATGTACAAGCGAGTTTAGTTGAAAGTGTACCAAGTACAAATAATCTTAGTACAGATTGGGTTACTTTAGAAAGTAATATTGTATTGTCTAATAGTAGTACCATAGTTTCTAGAAACTATACAATAAATGCTAATTGGATAAGAATATTACATACTCCTACTTCAGGTAACATAAGCCAAGTACAAGTTAGAAACTAGTTGACTTTTAATATTATATCCTGTATAATAATACTATGGATATAGACTTTTTAGTTGAGAGTGTACATCGCCTCCTTTTAGATAATTTGCCTGTAAAGACAAGCAAAACTCCTAGTGGCTGGCACACAATGAACTGTCCTATGTGTTCTGATAAAAGAAGACGAGGTGGCTTAATAAGTACTGGTGCAAAAATATCCTTTAACTGTTTTAATTGTGGCTTTACAACTGGTTGGGAACCTAACCCTACCTTAGGTAAAAAGTTTAAAGACTTAGCAACTAGATTGGGTGCAACTGAAGAAGATGTACATAAAG